TACCCCCTAGATGGAAGTTTTGGAACACGTATTACCGTGAATATAGTAATCTTAATTTGAGACTTTGTTCGTTCGTCGGGTTCTCCGACGTGCGACATTGTGTAGAGTTATGAGTTTGAAGATGTGAAGGTGGTGTTTTTACCTTTCCTTTTGTTTTCTTTCTTTTCTTTGCGTTCCTGTACGCATTTACAGGCTAGCAATTATCTCGTGCTAGTCAATTACGAGACGTTTTTATGACGGAATTTCCCCAATTTTGATCAGATCACTAGTTCTGATTGAAATTTCCCCCTCTTATCCGTTCCATTCCATTCTAGTTCTTAAACCAAAGATGCAGATACAACAGAAAGAGATGGCTCGTGCCCCTACAGCACCCCCCAGAATTCCACAATCAATTCCAAAAACTTTTCGAGACGTTCCATTCAAACGGAACGCCAACCGCGCTCAGCGCGCGGTTGAGATGTTGGACCAAGAGTCCGACATCGTCTTTGATGAAATTCAATCTGAAGCACCGACCACTTTGGCCACGCTATCCATGCGTGTACCACGGTCGATGCGGAAGATTCGTCCCCTCACTGACGAAGAATTTTTCAAAGTGCCTCTTGTTCCTGAAGTCATTATGACAGAGGAACAAGTCCGAGTGTTTTTGAACAACTCCGAGTCTGTGATCAGCCGATCACAGATTGTTCAAAACCACGTTGCTCGACGTCGTTGTTACAAAGCAAAGATGCAGGCGCTTCACTTGTCTATGAGACATGTGTTGCGGCTGTTCTCTATTGCTCGAAAGGCTAGGAGCCCGTTGCTCCATGCCTATCATCAACAACTACTATCTTGCAAAGTGAAGCAGGTTCCTAATAAGCGCAAGCCAGCGCTTATGAAAACCTTTTTCACAAATATCAACGATCGAGATGGTGTGCGCTGTAAAGCACACATCATTGATGATCGCTCCCCTCCTCCATCTGATTGGCGTGACATGGACGGCGTTCCAGCCGCCCTTGCCATGCCCAATCACTATGGGTCATTTTTCCCAGACGCGCCCAGAGTGCCACTTACGTGGTTCACTGAGCGCGCCAATCGAG